CTGAACTCCATTAAAGGTGAAAGTAACTTGATCTCCTGCCTTACTTGCCCGAATGCCGAATTCCTTCAATCGCTCAAACTCTCCGGTCTGAGCATCTATTATTGCTTCCGCTAATTGGTCAAATCCTTTTCCGGTAGATGATGCAAGGTCTCCTAGCCTTCTTAGCTGAGCAACGGTAGGTGTAAATCCTTGATTTGCTAACTTAACAAATGATGCAGTAAGCTCCTGCACTGAAAATGGAGTCTCTGATGCAAACTTCTGTATGTTAGTCATTGCACCAGCTGCTGCACTCCTACTCCCAAGTGTATTGGTAAGTACAGCAGATAGTTTCTGGAATTCAGCAGTAACAGCAATGACTTCCTTTGCGAAACCCATTACTTTATCAGCTGCAAATATCCCGGCAATGACTGGCGCAACTTTGGAAGCAACTGCTCCCATTCCACCCATAGCATCACCAGCATCCTTCCCTGACTTCTTGGCCTTGTCTCCTACTTCGTCAAACTGCTTCTTTAGTTTGCCAAGCTCAGCAAGTAGCTGCCTCTCCTCTGCTGTTATCTTATCGAACTCAGAGGTAGCCTGTTGCAGCTTACTCAGGTCAATATCATACCTGATTTTAATGTCATTCGTTGAAATAGTAGCCATGAGCTTGTCTTTATGGCTCAAAGATAGCAATTAAAAAAGCCACCCAATGTGGATGGCCTTTTACTCAATTCTGAAAAAACAAAGCAAAATAATTCTAACCCTTACCCTTTTTAGCCTTTAGGCCTGCAATATAGCTACTGACAATTAAATAGTATTCATAGATTGGCCTTTCGACCAGGAATTTAGCTCGCTCAGGATCTCCACCTGAGACTCTAAACTGCTCATCAAATCTCTGTCTGTGCTGTCTAGTGATTGCAGTCCAATAATATGTTTCAGGTTGTTTAGGCTTTGCAGAGTTTCTGCCTGCAAATAATTCGGGAAATTCATGCTGTACTCGGTCAAAGAGGGCAGATAGGCGTACTCCGGCAGATTCAAAAAAAAACCCTCAACATCATTGTGCTTCATCCAATGCTCGAGCTTAGTCTTGTTATATGGGTACTGATAGTCAAGTGGATTCTCCTGCTCGTCGAAATAGACAACGGTTGCCAGCTTTAACTGCCTGAGTAGGCTCACCGACATATCCATCTGCTCCTTGAGTCTGGATGCCATTACCCCAATCTCATAGAGCTTCTTGTCATCTTTCTTCTTTTTGTCCATGAGCAGGTTGATTAGCCCATTATTCCAGCCTCTGAGGAAGTCAGGATTAATCTGCCAGAGTTCTTCTGTGAAGATATCCCGGGCTGCTACTGCCCTTTGGAATGGCACATTGACCTCAGAAACGAACCGAAAGTAATTGACTCCACCGGAGGTGAAGGCAAACTCAATCTGATCCCATCGCTCAGCCGGAGCTACTCCTCTGTACTTTGGTTTTCCGTCTGGAGTTTGGACAAGATTTGTCTCTGCATCAGGGACAGGAGGAGCAGAAACAGGTGGTTTAGACCTAAATAAATTGAACATAGATAAAATGGATAGTCAAACATGAGGCATGAGATAACCAGGTACTGCCATGCCCCAGAGCAGTAAGGGCATTCACCAAGTGGCTTTGCCCAGAAAGTCGGCAGCTTCTGAAGCTGGGAGAGATACCACTGCCCAAGTGGGTGATCCTCCAGCAGATAGTCCAGAAACAATGAGAAAGCTGCACAAATCAGTGCAATCAGCATCAAGGTCATCAGGCTCGAAATTGAGTGGAATGATGCAACAGCCTCTGCGCTTACCTCCACAACTTGCGTTAATATCATGATTCATTGGTTTAGGCAAATATGTTAAAGATTAAAATATTGTCAGTCTGGTTGCTGATGGTGTTGGCAAAGCTCATGCAGATGCTGTCATATTGCTTGCCATCGGTCGGAGTGAAGATGTAGGGATTGACATTTCCCTGCTCAAAAAAGCTGATATGGTACTGTCCACCATAGCTATTGATGAAACCCTCCGGCATAGCAGTAAGGTCAAGCTCAACATATCCATCTTGGTCAATGGTCAGCAGTTGCTCAACGATGACATTCACTCCTGGCTTAGTGATTTTTACAATGATGTCTGACTCGGTGTATGTCGGTGGCACTGCTATGTAAAATGCGAATGGGCAGCCATTGAGAGGCTCACAGACCTTGAAACAATCACTGCAGCATAGTGCCATACTTCTCCAGGTTAAAGTTGCTTGTAATTTCAGCAAAGTTACTAAAAATGAAATACCGAAAGGCATCCAGAGCATGAGACTTATCCGGGTTCTTATTCTTCCAAGGATCAAGGCTTCCTTGCCTGTCCACCTTGGCTTCCTTGAGGTCAGTAACCAGCTCCTCGCATCTCTTGCCACTTATCTGAACCTTGGCCTTCTGGAGTACCAGGATTGTGACTAGTCTGCTGGCTATATGGCTAGGATTTGACTTAGCCACCTGAAGCTGAAGGTCTGAAACTTGCAGATAGTTCTTGATGAGCGCATAGGCACTGATGTTGTCCATCGTGAAGGCATTACGAGCAGCACCGGAGGCATCACCATTGATGATGTAGGTCATGCCTGGGAACTCTTGCTTAATAGTCTGGCAAAGGCTGGCAAGGTCTCCAACCCGATAGACCTTGATGATGTTGATGGTAGCATAGTACATGCCATCCTCTGAGTTCTTGATGTACTGACTTACTACGCAGGTATTAGTCACATTGAAGTCAAAGGCAAGATAGAGATTGTGAGCAGGAGAGGCTTTGATGTAGCCATCATAAACATGCCTACTGTACTCGAATGAAGTGGCAAAGAGTGATTCTCTGTCCCAGATGCCCCACTGACCAAGGGCATAGACTTCATAGTAAGTCTGGCTCACTGACTTCAGTGCCTCCATCCTTGTGACATACTCATCATCCAAGAAGTCCAGAGCATCACGGTAAGTGCCATGCAGCCGGAGGATTTGGTTGGCTTCTTTGGCTGGCACATCATCAAAGAACCTTTTCTTGATCCAATGGCTATCACTAACCGGATTGAAGGTCAGGAAGAACCTCTTTGGATGCTCAGACTTACCCCTGAGTCGGAGAGTTATCTGGGTGAAGTCCTCCAGAGTAAGCTCAGTTGCTTCCTCAATCCAGATATACTTAGCCTGGCTAAGTGACTTGAGCTTCTCAGGATCATCACAGCCAAGAAAGACAATCTTGTTAGTGCCTGACTGAAGTTCCATGTAACCTGTCTTGGCCTTGATGAGCTTGTCTAATCCCCATTGGCTAATCTTGTTGCGAAAGTCAGCAAAGACTGAGTTCCTGATGGTGGCAGCTACCTTACGAATGACAAAGAAGGTCTGAAATTGGTTGGTCTTGTTGTCGCATATCTCAGCCAGGAATAGCTGAATCATGGTCTGGCTCTTGCCACTTCCTGCTCCGCCCCAGAGTATGTTGTAAGTCTTTGGGTCTGTTACTGCCTCTAGGTATTTATCCTGCCAAAGGTCAGGACTTGACAAATCAACCTTCGGCATCAGCCTCCTGCTCTGCTCCTTTCTTGTTTGGCCTTGGCTTAATGACTTCCACCACTTGCATATTGACCTGCTCTTGGTTCATTAGGCCAAGGTCACGAGCAATGATGTTGTGATTAAATAAGCCACTTGCAGCCCCTTCCAGCTTGCTTGTGTAGATGGCCTGCTCTATGCGTGTAAAGACTTGAGCGAAATCTTTTGACTTAGACTTGTAAACAGCAATAGTAGCCCATGAAGCAAAGCCACAGGCAAGTGCAAAGCCTTCTTTTGTGAGCAACCTTTTCTTTGGCAGATTAACCTCAGTTGCATCCTTGCCTCTGAAATCAACTTCAATCAGTGGAGTTTCTTCTGCCCACTGAACATACTGGACAAAATTCTCCCATATTTCCTCTGGAGTCTTGAATCTGCCATCTAAGCCGTGCTTCAATCGAAGCATCCAGCATTGGTTACCTTTTGGTGCTGCCATAATTTTAGTACCGGGATTGCTCCCCTTGTTTTGTGGTTGATTATTTCTTCTTAGCTGCCTTCTTAGCCTTCTTAGCTACAGAGAGCGCAATGGCTACTGCCTGCTTCTGAGGCTTGCCTGCTTTCATCTCTTTCTTGATGTTGGAGCTAACTGTCTTAGCTGAGTAACCTTTCTTGAGCATCTTGTTAAAGTTTATGCAAAGATAGGTATTTCAGAATTGACTCATAGACTTCAAGCTGATTTGCCCATCTGCGCTTATAGCCAGGAGCAGCATCGGATTGAGCGAGCTTATTTTTTAGCTGTGTAATTTTTCTGCCAAGGTAGTCCCGGCAGTCTTGACTTGTCATCATTGGTTCTTTAAGTATGTAAAGTAAATCATTGGAATAAGTGCTTCTGCCCTCCCATTGGGCAGGGATTTGGCTGATGTGGATTGAATTAATCATAGTCTCTGAGTCGCATCAAAGGTGCATCAAATTTTAAAGGGATTATCCCGGTTGATCCTGAACGCATTTTAACCTGGTCAATGATGCACAGGTTTTCATTGCTCAATTCAAGACTTCCTACCTTGGTGGTTGATGTTGGCTCAAAGTAGTGTGCTGGTCTCATCATCATCCAGATGACATCAGCATCTTGCTCAATGCTTCCAGACTCACGAAGGTCAGACATCATTGGCATTTTATCCGGTCTTTCATCAACTCTTCTGCTTAGCTGGCTCAAGGCTACCACCGGAATCTGAAGCTCCTTGGCTAGTAGTTTAAGCCCTCTGCTTATTTCGCCTACTATGTTCACTCGGTTAGTCTCTTTAGGATTGACTGAATCAATCAAGCCTATGTAGTCAATGAAGATGACTTTG